CGCAAATGCGTTAGCTTGGTCTACGGTCAATGTAATTTGATCGTCTGCCAAGTTTTGTGTGTTTACCACAGATCCCCTAGTATAACTTGATACAGTTATTGTAGGTTCTTTGATGATATTCACGGTGTCACCAAAGTTTTCAATTTCTCCCGTGTAATCAGTATTAGTAATATCTTCTGCAACCGAAGCACGTCTAAAGAATTTGAGAACTTTTTGGCTAAAAATTTGCGGGGCAAAATTACCCGAAGGTAAGTTACCGTAACCCGCCGAAGTTCCGAAAGCCATTTTTCTCTCCTTAATTGAGGTTTAGCTGTTCATGTCTATTCGCCCTTCGTTTCGTGCTAGATCGATTTCGGCTTCCACCTTTTCAAACTCCCACGGTTTAAGTCGGGCGATGTCAGAACCCTTCCAGACTTTTTTATTAGCACCTTCGTTTATTGCAACATCTCTAGGCTGTTGCCTTGTAATAGATGCCGCAGGGTCAGATGCTTCTCTTGGTTTGGTTGGTTTCTTTGTGGAGATTCCCATCTCCGCTTTATAAAGAGATATAATTTTACCTGCCCATTTAGCATCGGTATTATTTTTATAAATACCGTCACTTAATTGCTCAGGCTGTTCGTCTAGCCAACTAAGAAACTTTTCGTCAGATTTTAAATCATTAAAGTCAGAGTGCAATCGAAGAAGTTCTTCAGATGCTTTTTCTTTTTCAAGAGTTTTTTCTCTTTGTTTTACTGATTGTATTTCCTCACGAAGTTTTGCAACTTGAGATTCAGTTTGCATGTTAGATACTGTTTCAACAACTTCAAAAACATCAGGGTATTTTTCTTTAAATTCCTCTAGTTCTTCTAGTGTCTTAGGTGGAGTCGTACCTCTCGGCATTTCATGCACCCGTTTTTTAACAGAGTCTAATTCGCTTGCAAGTTGTTCACGTTCACCTTTAAACTCGTTGATTTTTGCATCGTAATGCTTTTTTAAATCATCGTAACGTTTTTTGTAATCGTGATTTTCTTCTTTTGCTTTTTTTTCTGCAAAACTGTTTTCGCTTTTTTGAGTAGCCACTTCATTAGGAGTGGGGTCAGTTTGAGCTTCTTGTTGTTGTTCTTGGTTTTCATTCTCTTCATCTTTGTAAACATCATCTCGATATTTACCCCTATAAAGATTTTGATTATTTACAACTCCTTCAGAGTCGTTTGGTTTGTTGGCTCTTACACCTCTTACTTGTTTTGCCATAGTTTTATACCTCATTTATTGCAGTGCCACTGGCTGTGGGTAGCTGCTTCGGTTTTGGTCAGTGCCACTAAGCGTGGGTAGCTGACTAAATTCCTAATTTCTCTATACGATTTCCTTTTTTATCGTAATCTGGAATTATAAATCCTTCTTTAATAGGATTATAAATATCTGGTTTATCTTCTCTTAAACTTGGAGTTACTCCCCTTGTTTTTTCATCTTGTATTTGTTTTAGTGCTTTTTTAAATTTATTAACATATTCTGTTCTTTTATCAGAGGGGCTATTGCTATAGTACGATGCTATACCTTTTTCTAAAGATTTACTTTTTACTAATTTGCTTTGAAAAAACAAGTTAGCAAAAGTGTTATAATGTTTTTTATGCTCAGAAGTAGGTATTAATCCCTCGCCGTCATTGCCTAATCTTTGTATATATTCTTTTGCAGATATTCCGTATTCTTGAGCCTTATCTTTAACTGGTATTTTTTTTCTGTTATTTTTAGGCCCTACGTAAACAAATTCATTTCCAGTTTGTTCAAGATTTACTCTTTGCTTACCAAAATCTATAAATTTTTCTGCGTACGCTATTTCTTCAGGCTCAAGAGTTTTTCTGTTATCTTTTAAAACTTGTTGCATAGCCGAATAAGTCATTTGGCGTAATCCAAATGCAGACGATCCTTCAGGCCCTTTAACTGTAACTTCAGTGTATCTATACGGATTGTTTATATATTTATTCCTCATTTGAATATTTGTATTTACATCACCTGTTTCTACTCTTTCAAGTGCTTTTATAAGCGTAAGGTAATTTATTCCAAAAAATTGTCTTGAAACAGGTAATATAGGTTTTTCTTTTTCTTTTTTTTCTATAAACGCTTCTTTTTCTTTTCTTTTTTTAAACGCTTCTTTTTCTTTTCTTTTTTTAAACGCTTCGTAAGATTTTTTTTGTTTAGGAGATATTTCAGGATAATCTGGTTCGTTTTCATATAATCCAAAAATTCCAAGAGCTTTTAAAATATCTTCTATACCAAATCCTGCTTTAATTACTTTTTCTCCCTCTGCTTTTCTAACTCTTGTACCTAAATACGCACCTTGTGGTGTATCTGTTTGTTCTTGTATTTCTTTAGTACGTCTTTTACCACGATTGTTTATTTTTTCTAATCTGTCGTAGCCTATTTCTTTTGCAACTACTTTAGGAATAAAAACTTCGTTTTGGGAAACAAGTAACTTTACTTTATCCCTAATATTTATTCTTGGATTTCCAAAATTAACGTTAGTTCCTCTTTCTTGTAAATTTGTAATTGCACTCCCAATCATGCGTTGTAAGTCTTGTTTACCTGCAAATTCTGTCGCCGCCGCATTAATAATAAAATCACCTTCTTCTGCATCCATTGGTTTGTTGTCAGCAACAGTTTGTTGCGGAGGAACATTTGGTTTGTGTCCGCCTATATATTGTGGGGGTCTAACTACGTTTGGGCTGTTCATAATTAAGTCATTCCAAAATCTTCATATCCTGAAGGAGATTCATAATCATCAAAACTATCTCCATCGTCATCATCAGAATCTTGAAAGAAAGGGTCTGGCATTTGAGCAAAATCAGCACGAGATCTAGCTTTAAATGCTCCTTGCCCCGTAGTTATGTAACCTGCACCCGACTCAAAAGTAGTCGGTTTGTAAGTAGGCGTTTTTTCTGCTGCTAAATCTTCACCTTTTCCTATATACCTTACTGATGGTGAAACTCCTGAAAGTACATCTGGTAATCGTGTTCTTGTTACTCTAGCTGTTGTAGGAGTTGTAACTGGAGGAAGATTTCGTATATTTAAATCCCCTTCACTGTAAACATCAGAGTCAAATCTTTCACTAAATCTGTAACCGCCTAATTTGTCTGTTCCAGTAAAATCTCGTGGAGTATTAAAGTTTATAGCAGCTTCTCTATCTAAATAATTTACACCACCCCTATAACCAATCTCTCTACCTAAATTTCTTTGAATCATGTCTTCTGTTATAGGAATATCTTCATAATCAATTTCTGATTCGTACAATCCTGTTCGTGGGTTGTATAAATCCATTGGTCTACCTGTAGTAGATCTTGGTATATAAGCTTCGTCTGGAGAAAATCCTGCATATGTGTCTGCAAATTCACCTGAACCAAATCTTCCTGCAGGTGTTGTTTTAGTTATAGTAGGCAAACTAGTACCATCACCCTTATCTATCACTGGAACTTGTCCTAAATTAGCGGATGATAAAATTCTGTTTTTAATTTTGGTAGCTTCTTCTTTTGTAACGCCTGAACTACTAAACATAGTTCTACCTTTTCTTACTTCGTCTACCCATTGTTGTGCTAAATTTATATTATTACCAAATTCTTTAGCTGCTAATTGTTGTAGTCCTTTCATAGAGCCGTAATATGATACTTGACCATAGGGATCTACAAACGAACCGTCTGCACGGTATCCCCCTACACCACCAACGCCAAATCCTTCTTCACTAGAAATACCAAATGAACTTGGTAAAAATCCTTTTTGTATAGCTTCTAAATTTAAAATT